TCGGCTTTGCTATCGTTGCGCTCCCGAAGGATCGAACCGGCATGAGCGAACTGCAGGACCTGAGCGCGTTGATCCGCGCCAACACCCCCCTGATCGTCATCGAGACCCTCTCAGTGCTGTCCGGTTCGATCAAGCCCCGCGAGCTGGCCGAAGCCCTCGCATGGGCCGGGTCGAACATTCCAACCCTCACCGCCAAGTGGCAGGAGTTGAACCCATGAACCAGCCGCAATTTGTGATCCGCAGCGTCAGGGCCATAGCGCCTGGTCGTCTAGCCCTTCAATTCGGTGACGGGCTAGAAGCAGTTGTGGACCTCGTTGATGTGATCCTCAAGCACCCCTCACTCGGGAAGCTTGCCGATTCCACCGTGTTCCGCGCTGTTGCCCCTGATGAATGGAACCGCGGGGTGATCTTCGCCGATGACGACGATCTGACCTTGGCCAGCGACAACCTGCGGGCCATGGCAATCGAGCAGACCGGCGAATACTCGCATCAGCAGGTAGTTGCATGGATGCACCATCACGGTCTGTCCTTGGACACCGCCGCCGACGCGCTTGGAATCAGCCGCCGCATGCTGGCGTACTACCGCAGCGGCGAGCGGCCCATTCCGAAGACTGTCGGCTTGGCGATGCTGGGCTGGGAGGCTCAGGAGAGCGGGCACCACCTGGACGCGTACGACAAGGTCGCGTAACCGGCAGAGCGGGCGCTGGAAAATCGAAGGCAGCAGGCCGGTGGACCTCCCGAGTCCGTCCGGCCTGCGGCCTTCATGCTGTGCGGAACCCGCAGGACCGCCCACGATAGGGATTAGGGCACGATGCTGGTTCCTGCGGCAACTTTAGCGAATTGATTGCCGCACCTATTAGTTTCTGGTAGGGCTCTTCCCGGGTTATCATCACGTGAGACACAAGGATAACTTCAGGGGGAAGTGTGACTAGGAAGAAGTTCGAACTCCGCACAGGGGTGTCGGTCAAGGACCTGTTGCTCGACGTGAGCAACGCGCGTATTCGCTCAGGGGCTGATCAGTCAGACTGCATCACCCGGATCGCGATTGGCAAAGAAGATCAGTTGATCGCCTTGGCCAGCGACATAGCAGAGAACGGGTTATCCACCGCACCTATTCTTGTACGTCCTGAGGGTGATAAGCAATTTGTAGTGTGGGATGGCAATCGCAGAGTCACCGCTCTGAAGCTCCTCAATAACCCTAGTTTGGCGCCCACGGCTGCTTTAAAGCGTCGCTTTGAGAGCATCAAGGCAAAGTATCCGACCACCCCTAGCAAAGTCGAAGTGCTGTCCAGCACGAGTAGGGATGCCTTGGTAAAGGAGGTCGTTGCTAGGCACGGCGGCGGTCAACAAGGTGCAGGACAACTCGATTGGAGCGCCCTCATGCGCACCTTCTTTCTCACCGCGCATGGGCAAGCGGAGCCGAACAAGCGGGCAGCTCACCTTTTCTTGTGGGGAGAAGAGCATGGCGTAGCCATTCCGGATGACTTCCCCATCACCACGATCACTCGCTTTCTGAGCAAGGATGTCCTGAAGCGGATTGGCTTCAAAGAAGCCGCCGGAAAAGTCATTCCTGTGCTGCCGACGGAGACTGCCATTGCAGTGGTCCGTCGATTGGCGGTGGATTTCGACCGATCGAGCGGCACTCAGGGCGTTGACCAGGTAAGGACCACCACGAAGGCCGACGAGTACATTTCTCGAATCCTGATAGAGCTTGGGGTCGAAACTGCCGCTGTTGCTGGGGGAACCCAGGCACCACCACACCCCGGCGTTGGAGGCGGTGGCGGCGGATCGACAACACCACCAGGCACCAACACAGCTGGTGGCTCTGGAAATGATTCGACAGATGCCAGTGGCGGCGACGGAGAGGACACTTCTACAGGCCAGGAGCAAAACAAACCAGGTCGCCCGCGCGCACCCGACAAGCCCACTTGGGATAGACCTAAGCTCTTCAAGGGTCGCTCTGCAGGCTTCATCGTCCCGCGCACCGAAGTCAAGGCATACAACATCTTGGCAGAGCTTAATAAGCTAAAGACCGAAGACACCCCGTTCGCAGTTGCGGCGCTTTTCCGCATGCTCATCGAGCTCGGGACCAAGCGCTATTCCGAGAAGAATGCGCTTCCTCACAAGAATGGTACACACCAAAAAATTGCGGCCGCAGCGGTCGATATGTTTGAAAAGGGCCTGATCAATGAATCGACGAAAGCCCAAGTTCTCCGTCGCACCACCGAAGTGGATGGCATGCTGAACTACAACACGCTAAATGAGTACATGCATGCTTGGTCTGCGCATCCCAGCAGGCAGCCTATCCACGTTCTCTGGGACGAGCTCGAGTCGTACGTTGCAGCTTGCTGGAAGAACTAGCGCTTGAGATACGGGTCTATCTGGAGCTCCAGGTTGCCATAGAACATTAGTTCCGTGGCTTCTGGCCTTGCCATGTGTGTGCTGTATTTCAACGAGAATGTAAGGCTCTTCGCATCGCTGTAGAGCCTCTCAATCTCTTCACAATTGTCATACGTGACTAACCACGGAGAAGCTATACGCTTTACTCGGTCCGCAATTTCTTTGTGGTCATCATGCCCGTAGAAGTTTCGGTAGAGCTGCGCGCCTTTGTTGTAATACGGGGGATCGAAGTAGATGAGACTCTTTGCGGGAAGCTCTTCCGAGATTCCTTCAGCGAGCTCCATGGCATCTAAATTGAATAGATCGATGGAGTTACGAAGGCTGCCAATGCTCTCAATTCGCGCAGCAAGGTCGGCGCGATTAAAGCGAGCATCGAGCGTGTAGTTACCGTTCTGATTTTTACCGCCAATAACACCTGCACTCAAGATGCCCGAGCGATTTGTCCGATTAAGGAAGAAGGCAGAGAAACCAACCTCAAAATCCTCATGTTTGTCAGGATTAAGCAGAACCTTCTTGTGATGCTCCCATCGATCAATTGACACTGTGCAACGCTTGAGCCGAGTCACAAAACGGTCCGTCTCGGTAAGCACTGCCTTCCAGAAGGCATACACAGCAAAGTCTGCGTCGTTGATGACGATGCGGTTCACAATCCCTGCGGACAGCAGGTAGATCGCCGCGCCAGCCCCGCCTGCGTATGGCTCCACATACGTGCCTCCGCTAATCTTGTTAGCGCGCATGAGATCGGCAAGCCAAGGGCCCAATCTCCCCTTCCCGCCTGGGTACCGCAATGGCGTAACAAAAGCCATGGCTGAACGTTCTCCATCCTTAAGGTTAGCAATTCTACTAGCCGGAGTGGCCTAATGGCATTTCCAGCACCTATTTCGGGTTCCCAAAAAGCCGAATTCTGAACTCGTCGCGTCCCTTCTCCAGCGCCTCCAGCAGCGCGCTGTAGGCCAACCGGTGGACGCGCAGGTAGTCACCCTTGCGCATCCGAGCGGCCTTGGCCGCCAGGCCGGCAGGCACCTTCCGTTCCGGCCATACGAGGTCCCGCACTGCGTCGTGGACCACCAGGCGCACGCGCCAGCGGTCGGCGGGCTGGTCATGCTTGAGCGTTACCATCGGATCGTGGCGCAGCGCGCGAGCAACCCGCCTGTAGACCGGCCACGTCAGCCGCGCCAGGGCTGCGCCTTCTGCGCGGGTGGCCACGGCCACAACGGTGTCCTTTGCCACCCTGTCCCGCATCAGCCCGACGGCAGCGGCGATATCGGCGCTGCTCAGCGTGGGCAGAGTGCTGCGCCCCTCGGTGGGGACGCGATATCCACCCGACACCAGCATGCGCGCCAGCAGCTCCAGCGCATCGCGGCCATCCGCACTACCGCGAGCGGCCGCAACCCCGGGCGCTGCCGGCCGCGCGGTCGGTGGCAGTGCCGGAACCAAGGGGGGCAACCTTGCCCACGCGGACAGCGCGCGTTGTGAGGCGTCGTCACCATCGAACCAGCCGGTGTTGGCCGGGCATGCGGTACAGCCGATCCAGATGCGCGTGCGGGCGCGGTTGGCCTGCAGCTTGGCGATGCCACCGCAGTTGGCACAGCCGGGGACAGCGGAAGGTTCAGCGGCGTGGGCCGCGGTCACGCTGCCACCGGCTCGGGTACCAGCAGCGAAGAGCCATCGCGCCACACCTTCCAGGTCGAGCCGTCGACCACGCAGAGGATTGGGCCGGCCTCGTCGGCCAGGTATAGATGATGGGATGCCTCGTCCAGGCTGTCGAAGGTTGGAATCATCGGGAGTTCTCCAAGTTGCTGTTGTGATTTGGTACCGGTGCCGGGGCTGTAGTTGCTGTGCAGTGCTTCGCCGTCATTCGCCCCTTGCCTTGTAGCGCGCAGCCAGCTTCTCGAACTTGCCGATTTCCTGAATCTCGCGCGCACGCACCGACGGATCGGTGGTGTCGTGGTAGCGCTGACGCGCTTCTTCGGCCATGGCGAGGGCCCATTCCTGCTTTGTCCGCTTCTTCACCGCACCGCACGCACCGCCGATCGCAGGCTGCCGGCGACGAGCGGTGCCACAGCGTCGCGCCACTTCGGCCAGCAGGTCGTCGGTTGAGACGCCGGAGAGATCGATCTGGCTCAACGCACCACCTCCACCGAGCGCGCGCTGGTGCGGGCCATGGCTTGGAGGTGATCACGGTTCCCCCATGCGAGATGGTCGCGGCTCAACAGGTCCGCCAGCCGTGCCAGGCCTTTTGCGGTCACCAGCACCTGGTCGCTGATCCGCTCGGTGCCATCCTCGAGCCGGATCACCATCGCCTTGTGCTTGAGCACGCCAGACTGGATGCGCGGCTGGTATGCCAGCCAGCTGCGCCCACCTGCCCGGCGATAGACCCACGCGTGCTGCTGCATCCAGTCGAACAGGCGCCGGGGTGGCACCTGCAGCAGCTTGGCGGCCTCGGTGACGTTGAAGGTCCCTTCCGCGTGCGCCAGCCGCTCCAGCGCATGCACCTTGGGCTGCTGAATCAGCACTTCCGCCTCGAGCGCCTCAACGCGCCCCGCATAGTCCAGCAGCAGGCCGCGCAGCGTCGCGGGGTCAGAGAGGGCAGCCATCGAGGTCACCGGCGGTGCCATCACCAGTTGGTCGTACGCTCGGATGACCTTCAGGTGGAAGGCCGGGCTGATCCACATCGCGTACGCGTATACCAGCTCGCGGGCAACGAAGGTCCCGCCGCCGCGCCCCTCCAGGGTAACTACCGGAATCCCGGTAGATCGAAGTTCCGCCGCCAGCTCACCGGCCGCCTGCGTCGCCAGCCAGTAGCTGGGACCGTGCTTCTTCAGACCGCCTGCCGCTTGGTGCAGGTCGTTGAGGGAAAATCGCCCGTCGGCGTCGCGGCGTACCTCGGTGTTTGCAACATTCAGATTCAAGCGAAGTGCTCCACTTTCCAGCCTCTGCCGTCCTTCTGAACTGCCAGGAATCGGAACGGATACATCGCCGCAGCGACCTTCACCTTGACCCGAGCGTCCTCCTCCCAGTAGCCCTTTACCTCGTGGGCCTCCAGCTCGCCGGCGGCGGTCATAACGAAGAAGTCGATGGTCAGGTGCGTGTTGCTAGCCAATTTCAGCTTCACCGACTCGAACCGGTACCACTGAATCTCACCAGCGTGCAGGCGGCGATCCAGTTCTTGGCCGTAGGCGGCCTCCGTTCTGTTCATTTCGCCTGCTACGTGGCGTGGCCGGCCGCGCGCGACCTTGCCACCAGCAGCGCCTGCATCACTCGCGGCGCCGGCCACAGGCCGGTAGGCGCGCGCTGCCGTAGTCGCATCCGCGCCGGCGGCACTTCCCGCCTTCCCCAGAAGCATGCGCATGCCCTCTGGCATGTCGGCGGTGCTGGAGTATCGCAGCGCGCGCGCTCCCTTCTTCATGCGCGCGGCCCCACTACCTGCAGCACCCGCTTCATGCGGTCCCGGAGGGCGTCCCACTCTTGCCGCGCCTTCTCCATCGTCGCAGCGTGCTCGCGCTCTCGCTCGCTGATCCACGTCTCCAGCTCGATCTGCATGAAAGCCACGCGCTGGTCCAGGGATAGGGTCTTGAACGGCGATGGCGCGGCCTGATCGGTCGTGCCGCTGTTGGCGAGGTGCGCGGCCGGCGACCGGGGCACCATCACCACGAGGTCGCCGCGCGCTGCCCACACTGGTACACCACGGCCGTCCCGAGGGCTGTGCTTATTGTTCCGCCGTTCAACGTGGCCCAGACCATCCAGTTCGCGCAGCAGCCCGGCAACGGCCGCTGTGGATGCGATCAACGCCTCGCGCGGATGGCCGGCATCGAGCGCCACCATGCCCATCTGCTCGAGCAGCTCCGGCGCCGTGCATTCGCCGGCAACAGCCAGGCAGTAGCGTGCCAAGGCGCGGTGGTACTGGCGGAGCGCGTCGGGCGTGATCATGCGTCGCTCCCTGCGGCGGCCATCTTGCCGGTCGCCGGCCTGCTGTCGGTATCGGGGGCGGCAGGACGGTGGCGACCGAACATTGCGTCGATGGCACTGGCGGCTTCGGCGACGGTCTCCGGCTTTGCCAGCTTTTCCTTCGGCGGCAACGGGTCAGTCTTCTCAGCCTCCAGCCTCAAGGCAGGCGGCGGCACGGTCAGCTTGCCAGCCATCACGCCCTGGCGCACGAACTCGTAGGTTTCGCGCAGCAGGTGATCACCCTGCTCGGCGCTGCTCGTCTCCAGGCGGTGGGTGTCGATGTACTGCCAGACCAGCACGGTGAATCCGCTACGCTCGCCGTTCAACCGCAGCTCCAGCTTCACCTGTGCCAGTGACGGGATGCCCAGGCAGCGCGCGCGGAACGTCGGCAGCGAGGGCGGCCAGCCATCAGCACCGGCAACGCATGCCTCGATGCCGGCAACGATTTGCTCTTGGTTCAACCCGGCGAGGCCGCGAGCCCAGGTGGTGCCGGCGCCCTTCGATGGGTCAACACCGAAGTCGCGCGTGAAGCGCCCGCCGTACACGTCGGCCAGCGCCACCCACAGGCCTTCAATCAGCTCCATCGAACAGGGGCCCTGATCCGCCGGCGGCGCGTGCATCGCGGCGCCTTGCGATCGAAGCTCGGACCTTTTCGCCGGGAGAGAGGTGGTGATCGACTGCATGGTTGGATTCCCCCTGGGTGGTGGGTGTAACGGGTAGCGCCAGCCCGGCCGCCATGGTCTGGCGCAGGGATTCGTTGAGGTCGTGGTGCTCGCTGGCCAGCTGCTTGAACCGCGGCAGCAGCTCCAGCCATGCCGATATCGACACGGGCTTGCGAATGGCGCGGCGGTGGCGAATGAACCTGGCCAGCACCTCACGGTCGAGGCCGGCCGGAATCGGCTGGTAGCCGACGAGTGTCTGCTCGACCTCGGCGTGTGTCAGCCGCCCGGCTTCGTCGTCGCTGCGCTCGTGCGCAGATGACGGTTCCTTACGGTTCCCTTTAGTTTCTGACGGTTCCGTGTCCCGTTTTTGGGACTGTTTCGCGGAAAAACGGGACTGTTTGGAGGGAAAAACGGGACTCTTTCCGGTGTTTTTTGGGACTGTTCCGTTTTCGGAACTGTTCCGTTTTTGGGACTGTTCCGTTTTCGGTACCGTTTCGATCTGTTGCGGCCCTCGAAGGCGATACACGATGACCTGCTTCGTGTCGCCCATGCGCTTGCCGGTGTCCTCGATCAATCCGCATTCGCGCAGACGGGCAAGGTTGGTCAGCACTGTCTTGCGGTCCTGCCCGGTCGCGTCTGCGAGGTAGCCGGCCGAGGGGTATGCCTGCCAGGTGTCACCGCTGGCACAGTTGGCTAACACCACTAGAACGAACTTCGTGGATGACTGCTTGATGGGCTGCTTGAGCGCCCAGGTGATGGCCTCAACGCTCATGCAGGAGGCCCGTTCGACATTGCCGCCAGGTCGAGCCCATACGTCTCGGCGAGCGCACTGCGCCAGCGAAAGGCCGTAGCACGGCTCACCCGGAAGCGGCTGATGATCTGTTCAACGGACGGGAACTGATCCAGCTCCACCGCCCACCGGGTGAAGATCATCACGATCCGCGTCTGCGTGTACCCGACCAGCGCATGCTGTGGGCGGTGCGCGCGCGGCGGTGCCGCGGCGACGCCGACCACATCGCTCTCACTGAACGACGCAGGGCGCGCATCGGTGAGGCGCGTCCCCAAAGAAGACATCAGGCTCACTGCTCAACGCCTCCCGCCACGTCCCCTGCCCTCGCACGGCCAACGGCCGGCGAGTCGAACTGCAGCGGGCGATCGCCCAGCCTGGGTGCAGCTTCCTGATGCTCGGCCACCAGCATTCGATACCAGCGGTAACCGGTCGCCTTGGACACCGGAAAGCGTTTGCGAAGCGCTTCGACGGTGATCGGCCCGGTGTGCGACCTCGCCCAGATCACCACATCGGCGTAGGGCAGAACCTGCAGCACGTTGCGAGCCTCGCTCAGTGCAATTCCGTCTCGCTCCAGCGCGCGCATGACCTGAAGCGTCTGCTCGATCGCGTGCGCGCTCATCGTGCGCTCCCGGAGACGACCCGCATCGGCTGCATCTGCTGCAGGTGGCCATCGACGTAGCAGGCCATTGTCTGCACCTCGGCCAGAAGATCGGCCAATTCCCGCCTCGCCTTGCGCAACTCCGGTATGTCCTGCGGACACACCTTCCCATCCTCGAGGACGTTGGACAGCGCCTGGAGGGTATGGCCGAATTCGACGGACATCCGGGCCACGCCGAGCACACCCGCCTGCGCTTCCATCTGCGGCGCACGTGCGCCTAGGAACCCATACCGCTGGGCCAGCTCACGGGCGCAGTCGTCGCTCCACGGCTGCGGCAGCGCCTGAATCCATGCTTCTTCCAGGTCGACAGGCAGTTTCACCGTGCCGGTGCGGAACCGCGCGATCAGCTGCGCGTTCGCCTTCTGGGCCTTCTCGATGGAGTCGGCGCAGGTGCCCGCGTGAAACGCGATAACGCGCTCATTCGGGGCAACGGTGGCCATGTACTGATCTGCCACCGCTTGGGCGAAGCTG